GAGAAAGTTTCATCTATTCTTGGTATTGTTGGGCAAGTCAATTCTGGTCTTGGACTACTGGGTGCTCTCTCAAACATTCCAAATATCAAAACAAATATGGCAGCTGCAATGTTGTTTAATGCAGTCAAACCTGAAATTTTTGGGTGCGATTTCCAACCAGACTTCTCAGTGAATGATGAGATGAGCATGTGCGCTGGTGGTAATAGTGGTAAGGCAGAAAACGTATCCACACCTGGTGACATTGCAAATAGAATTAATAAGCAAATTGAGAACGCACCTATCACTGAAATAGCACAACGAGTTCCATTTAATATTCCAGTAGAAGATGGAATTCAAAAAGTGATTGATCAAATCACGTAATAAATACAATATATCAAGTAGATAATATGTCTGAGGCTGCAGATAGATTAAACCTAGCTCTATCAGAACAAGCCACTTTTAATATTTTTTCACCCGCAGACGAGGATCAAATCCGTGTGGGTTATATTTCTACAGAGAGAGGATATATCCAAGGCGTTGGAAGATGTGAGGCAAATGAATATGCCAAGTTAAATCCTGGCACCCGATTTATTATTGAGACCAGAGATGTAATCAGGTATCTGAACATTAATGAGGTTAATTCTTTAACATTCGACGACACCACTGCGGAATCAGGTGTTGAGTGTGGTGGTATTGATTTTGATGCAACTTGTAAACCTGCTCGACTCAACTTTACTGGTGGTGGCGGCGTTGGTGCTAAGGGAACACCAGTGATTGGAAATGATGGTTCTCTAATGGCCGTCATTTTACAAGAGGGTGGGTATGGATATCAGTATCCACCTCAGGCAAAAGTAAGCGATAGTTGTGGTAAAGGTGCAGGTGCTGTTGTTAGAGCATTTACTGACACTATAGTTGAGACCACTGTCATCTTTGATCAACCTGAAGATTTTGAGGAGTATGATATCTGCTTACCTGGTGAGGATGATAGACCCGATGAGTTTGGCAGGAATGGTAAACCCATAGGAAAATTTGATGCCCCATCTTATTTTAGTAGAGATAAGGGTAATTACAATGATATCATCCTTGAGTATCAGAGAAAATTAAGAGCTGCTAATCGTAAACCTTTTTGGAGTACAAGAAAGAATCCACCGATTAAAGTTGTCGGTGGTGGAAGAGAGGATAGAACCAAATATAATGTTCAGCACTTTGCATGGGGTGGCAGTGAAGTAAAAGAAAATACCCCTCCAAGTCCTCCAGTAAAAGAAGTTACATTTAAGGTGTTCACTTCAGGTGGACATGGTAGAGGAATGCTGTTTAACTTTGCAGCAATTGATGGCAGTGATAAGTTTACTATTAAGGCAGATAACTTCCCTGCAAATAGCACTGAGACGATCACCAGAAAAATAAAAACAAATGTCAAATATAAAGTCACATCAGAAGGTTCATATAGAGGACAAGGTGTTGAGCAAGGACTTGCTAGTAAACTTGGTAAGAAACCAAAGGAAATTAAGGCAAAGGGTGATGGTAAAGATTCTATTGCTACTGGTAACACTATCTTTGTAGACTTTCTTAAGTCTGCTAATGATAATGATGACTTGATGGTAGAGTGTAAGGAAGGCAAATTTACAGCATCAAATAGACGTAAACTTCCAGGACATGACTCATATGACCTTGAGTATGAACTAAAGGATAGTTCTGCATATGATGGTGACAGGACTGTAAGAGTCATTGATGATAGTTTTATGAATCGCTATGCGATTTCACCTGTTCCTCCATCCAATGTTCCTGGTAGTGATTTTGCAGGTATACAATATACTTTTGAGTTTGAGGATGTCTTCCCCTATGACGGAGAATACACATTCCGAGCACAAGCAGATAATGTCTCGGAGATTTACCTTGACAATCAACCTGTCCTAACAGCAAATCAATTTAGATCTCATCAAGTTCCCGTTAAAGCTAAAAAGCATGTGGGTCAAGGTATTCATAAAATAAGAGTTGATTTGTTTAATACACCACAAATTATTGAGGAGGTTATAAGGACTCAACCTGCCGCTGATGAATCTAGTGATGAACTTCCTATTGCATATAGAGGTATGTCTAAGGGTTCTGGTATCAGAAGAGAATCAGACACTCTTGTAAGAATTGATGATGATATTGACGGAGGATTTGATGAGAATGCAAGATTTGAGATCTTAAACTCCACTAATAATGCAAGATTCTCAAATGATGGTAAGAAATTGTTGTATGATGGTGGCGGATCGATCACCATCAGAATGAAGGTCCGAGACAAACAAAATATTTCTGGTCTTGCTATCACTGAAATCGAAGTGGGTGGCACAGTATGGGAGAGAGAATGGGAAAAGAAATGGAATGCATCTGGTAAGAGTAGATTCCAGCGTCAACAATTTGAGCATGATAAGTATTTTGATCCAAATAATCCACCATTGTATGCCAGACAATACAAAGAAAGAAGTAGAGTAACAAAGACAATCAACGTAGGTGGCAGACCAAGAAGTGAGAGACGACCTGCCACAAATTCTCCTATTAAAAAGGTAGATGTTTTTGATACATTAACATCGATCGGAAAGGCAGATAGAAAACTTTGGAGAATCAACCCAGAGGCAGGAAAGGATGCTGATTTTGTAAACCGCTTCGGTGTGCTGCCTTTTGACATCACATCACCTGGAGCTCAGAGTGATGATTATGCGGGCACACACACCATGAGATGGTATGACTTAGATTTCCCTGTAGATGGAAACTATGATGTTGAGGTTGCTGTTGATGATAATGTAACTCTAAGATTCATTGATAGGGACGGCGCAGAAACTAGAATTGATAAGAGAGGATTTACTGCACCAGTTGAGAGAGGTGGAGTGTCAACTGGAAAATCAGTTGATGTCAAATTCTTTAAGGCAGGTAAGTATCAACTATTTGCAGATCTGTTCCAAAGAAGTGGAAAGAGATTAGCAAAAGGAAATCCAATGGTTCTTGCTGTAAGGGTAAGTGCATCATTTATCGAAAGAACAAGAGTCGTCAAGCAATCTTGGAATGAAAATCCAATGGGTGCAGCTGTTACGATTGACGCACCGCCTGTTCCTAAATTAGAACTTCCTGTTCCTAAAGCTCCAGGTCGCTGTCCTAACAATCCATTCTGGACCACCCGTTTCCCTGCAAGTGAGTATTGGTATCCAGTAGTGGTGCCTGGAAGATGGGGTAAGTTCCAAAACAAACATGCTATCTCTCCTCTGCCACCACTTGCTGCTCAAAGCACTGATGGTGGTGGAGTTGTTTATACCAACAATTGGGATCTTGATGTACCATATCCTGGATTCTTTGGATTGAGAGCAACTGTAGATAATGGTGGAAGAATTCTCATTGATGGAGTCGAAGTTCTCCGAGGTGGATATGGTTATGGTGGTAGAAGCGGTGAAATAACTGTTGATCATTTTAGAAACTCACCAAAGACAAAGAAGGTATTCATCGACCAAGGTAAGCATGTCATTACAGTCGAACTTAAAAATGAGGATACTGAAGAACAACAAGCATTTAAAAAGAACATCTTTCACACTGTTGATTGGGCAGTCGCACAATCATTTACTGCAGGAGAGTCGGAAAACGAAATCGTCTATGTAGAATTAAACAAAAGCAATAAAAAAATTAATGTATCAAATGATGGAAAAGAAATTAAATTAAAAGATGGTGATGGTAGTGACACCAATGCCCGATTCTCTATCGTAAGTGGTAATGCCAGATTCTCACCTGATGGTAAAAAAATTATTGGAAGTGGTAAATGCACAATACGATTGAGGTACGATGACAAAGTTAATGTTGCTGGAGAATCTGTCCGTAAGATTATAATTAATGGTGTTGTGTGGAATAAAGAACGAAAGACAAAGGGTAAAGATGAAAAGACTGTTGAGTTGCGTCCTGTATCTCAAGTAGTTACGGGAGCAGACGCACTTACTTCTGGTACAAAAAAAGATGGTGTTTCTTACGATGGACCAACACTCGCATCGTATCGTGGTGGATCTTTAGGACCATTTTTAACTCCAGCATTTTCTAATGATGCACAATATCTTGCTGAGTTCCAAGGCACAACGTGGAATATGAAATGGACTGGTGTAAATTTCCCTCGCCAAGGTAAGTACACGGTTGAAATTGAGGCGGATGATATTGCTAAACTTAGAATTAATGGTCAGGAAGTTGCCGAAGCAAGAGTTTTCCAAGGAGTAAAAATCTTTACTACTAACCAAACTGCAGGAAGAAAAACAGTTGAGATCGAATTGTTCAATCAAGGTGAAACCCCAGGACCTTTCTCAAGAAATCCAACAGTTGTTGCCGCGAAGATTGATTACAATGGAACTAGAGGCACAGGTAAGTCAAAGTCATGGGAAGATAACCCGATGGGTATCTCCGCAGAACTTATTCCACCTCCATGTCCTGTAGAGACAGGTGGTAAAGGAACTGTTACTGATGTTGTTGTGCTTGATCCTGGAAATGGATATCCACAACCACCACCAGGTCCAGCAGATCCAAATACTGGTTCATTCCCAGTATCACTGCAACTTGATTCAGTCACTGTTATAAATCCAGGTATCAATTACAATTGTGGTTCAGATATCATTGAAATCGAACCAAACAATGGTGCTGTTCTGACATATGAGTGTGATACCAATGGTAGAATTGATAGGGTAAACGTTGTCAATCCAGGATCAAACTTTACCACAACCCCAACAATTAGAATGGTGGCTGCTCCAGAGGATGTTGGAGGACAACCGGGACCAGCCACTTCAACTGGAGTAAATTTTGAGGCACGTCCTAACTTTAAGGTCGTTATTGACCCAGTTGATGTACCAGAGGAGGGATTACTTCAGGTTACAAACCTCCCAGGTATCAAGCAGACTGGTTATGTGAACGGTCGTGCATACTATGGTGCAGTCTACATAGAGGGTGGATTGAAATTTGCTGGATTCTTTGCTACAGTGGGAGAACCTGTACGAGTCTACGATACTCTACAGGAGAGCATCACTGGCGAAGTCACTACACCTCCATCTGCAATCCTCAGACAGGGTACTGACATCACTGCAAATGAACCCAGACTTGACATACCAGACACTCCAGATCAATTAATCTAATATGGCATTACCAGGTTACGGATCGAGAAATTCTAATACAGCGAAGAAAAACTATGATGCCATCGAATATGGTAACCGACATGGTGGGATTAGCTTTGGTAAAATCAACCAAAAAGGAAACACCACTAATGCAGTTTTGCTTGAGACACCTGATGCAAAACACTGCATGTATATGATCGAGGATGGTGATGAAAAAGGTAATTCGACGTTTTTAACACCAGCGAAATTCGGTATACAATGTGGAGAGTGGCCTGAGATTGATGATAGGGATGAGAAGTCTAAGAAAATTAGTTTCCAGGTTTCAGCAGACAATGGTGATATTGTACTGAAAGCAGAGAACGGCAAGATTATTTTAGACGCTGATAGCATTGAGTTCCATGCGACTGGTGAGGGTGAAACAAAAGGTGACATTGATATCAGAGCATCAAATAATATCAAACTTGAGTCTCCAAACTTGATTTGTGGGCATGGTCATACTAAAATGGTAACAACTGGTAAAATAGAAGTTTGTGCAAACTCCTGTTTAAATATCTACAGTTCCATCATTCGTGGAGTCACTGATGCAGTCGCGGTAAAAGACTCTAAAGTTGGTGGTAAAAACATTTGCAACAAGTTTAGCGAGGACAACGTATGAATTTCGATGATGTTAATATCGGTGGTCAACTTAAGATTGGCACTGGTGTCGTCCCTGCAATTAAAGAGGGTGATGAAAGAATCAATGGATCCATGTATGCAGAGGGACCTGTAGTTCTTGGTGGTGAATCTGAGTTTGGAAACCAAGATGCTACATTGATGATCTCTCGCATCGTCAATGATGACAAGGATTGTAAACCACCTAAAGATGATAAGTCTTTATTTGTAAAAGGTGATGTTCGCTTTGAGACTGATGGTAAAAATGAGTACGGACTCCATGTCGAGGGTGATTCGGTGATTAATGGTGATGGGCGCACACCAAATGCCCTGTATGTGGAAGGTGGTAGTCCAGATGCCGTATATGTTGTCGGTGATATGTATGTCACTGGTAAAGTTGATTGTGACAATAAGGGGAGATTAGCAGCCAGATTTTCATCAGCAGACGCTAGACCAAAACCATTTGACATCAAACACCCATCAAGAGAAGGATATCGTCTTCGCTATGCCTGTGTTGAGGGACCTGAAGTAGGTGTTTATCATAGAGGTCGTGTAAAGAATGAGAAGGTTATTATTCTCCCTAGTTATTGGAAAGATTTTGTTTACATTGACAGCATCTCTGTTCAGTTACAACCAATCGGTGCCCATCAGGATGTAATCATCAAACGATGGGATGACGAAAAGATTTATCTCCAGTCTAAAGGCGGTATGCCTATTGATTGTTTCTATCATGTATATGCCGAAAGAAATGATATTAATCCTTTGATTACTGAGTATAAGGGTGAAAGTTGTGAGGATTATCCAGATCCAAACCATCATAAAATTTCAGAAGACGAAAGGAACTACAAAGACCCTGAATACGCTACGGAGCAGAATATCAGAACGAAGTGAGAAAACTGATTTTTGTTGAGGAAAATTTTATTGATGAGGAAGAGTGCCAAAGGTTTATAAAACTCGCTAAAGAAAATCAAAACCCCATACCATATGGTGATGATAGTCGCGGTGGAGACACATATTTAACCACAGTAGAGTGGACAAATCAGGGTGCCATATATCTTGGTGGTGACGTTGATAGTGTGGTGCCATCATCGGAGGACGCAGTGATAAGCAGAGTAAATGAACTCTGTAAATCATTTGATAGTAATATAGATCTCGATTATGTGGGTGTGGTTCGTTGGCCTATTGGAACATTTATGAAACCACATGTGGACGACAATAACGTTCACAACCCTGATGTATTTGCTGCAATGTTATACCTGAATGATGACTTTAAAGGTGGTCACACATTGTTTGAACATTATGATATAAAACCAGAAGTTGGTAAACTCATCGTGTTCTCCAACTCTCAACTCCTTCACTATGTCAGCAAGGTGGAGGACAGTGAGAGATTCGTTCTGTCATTTTGGTATAAGAGGTTGACACCCCCTGCTGATTGACCTATAATATGCAGGTAATCAAACGAACCCCATGCAAGACGAGTTCCTCACACGATGCGTAGTTGACCCCGTTGGTCGCACCTTCCGTCTTATCTCAAGTGAAGGCGATGAGCGTATCGTGGATTG